ACCTTGAGATCCAGCCGCTTGTTGCCGACACGGTGAACCGCGACCTGGTGCGCCCATACATGGGCCAGGCCGATCAACTGCTGGCCAACACCCGGGTCGAAGTCAGCTTTGAGGTTGAGCTGGCCGGCTCCGGCACCGCTGGTACGGCCCCGGCCTATGGCCCGGTGCTGCGCAGCTGCGGCCTCAGTGAGACCCTGGTCACCAGCACCAGCGCCACCTATGCGCCCGAGAGCAGCGGCTTCGAGAGCTGCACCATCCACTACCACGAAGACGGCACCCGGCACAAGCTGACGGGTTGCCGCGGCACCTTTGAACTCAACGCCGAAGTGGGTGCGATCCCCTCGATCGCGTTCACGATGACCGGGATCTACAACGCCCCGACCGACGAGACCCTGCCGACCCCCACCTACGCCAACCAGGCAGCCCCGCTGCTGTTCAAGGAGGGCAACACCACCAGCTTCTCCGCGTTCTCCTACAGCGGTTGCCTGCAGTCCTACAACTTCTCGATGGCCAACGATGTCATCTATCGCGAGCTGGTCGGCTGCTCGAAGGAGATCCTGATCACCAACCGAGCACCCAGCGGCACCGTCGTAATCGAGGCGCCGACCATCACGGCGAAGGACTTCTTCGCGATCGCCACTGGCAGCAGCACTGGGAGCATCACCTTCCAGCACGGCACCACAGCCGGCAACAGGTGCACGGTGACGACTGCGCAGTCTGACCTGGGTAATCTGAGCTACAGCGACCAGGACGGCGTGCAGATGCTCAACATGCCCTTCATTGCGGTTCCGACCAGTTCGGGCAATGATGAGCTGTCAATCGCTTACACCTGATCCGCGTGGCATTCGTTCTTAAGCAATCTGGCACCTACTCGTGGCCAGTCGCCTTTGATCTCCCGATCGATGGTGGCCGCCACGAGCGCCAGACCTTTGATGGTGAGTTCAAGCGCTTGCCACAAAGCACAATCGGTCCAATGGTTGCCGAGCTCCAGAAGCTCGAAGACCTTGGCGATTTGGATCAAATCACCGACATCGCTCGCGATGTGCTGGTGGGTTGGTCTGGCATCAAAGATGACGAAGGCAAAGAGATCCCTTTTAGCCAAAAGGGATTGGACGAATTGCTTGAGGTGCCATTCTTGGCCATCGCTGTGCTAAAGGCATACATGGACAGCATCAAAGGAGCTAAGCGAAAAAACTGATAGAGGCCGCGCAGCATTGGGCGGGCGGGAGCGTCGTTGACGAAACCGCCGCTGATGCCGCGGCCATGGGCATCGCCCTGCCGGATCTGCCGGATGCACCGGCTGAAGACTTCGGCGTCTGGCCAGAAAACTGGCCAGCCATTGAGATGTTCCTGCGCGCCCAGACGCAATGGCGCACGACTATGAGTGGGGTGATCGGCTTGGACTATGCAGGGGTGCAATGGCTGTTTAGACTGTATGGAGTGGAAGACCAGCGCACACTGCTGGAAGACCTACAGACCATGGAGGTCGCTGCCATGCAAGCCATCAACAAGCAGGGGGGCTGATCATGGCGATGAACATGGACGCCATGCTCCGCATCAAGGCGGACGTTCAGGGCGAGAACAATATCCGCCGGCTGGGCAACTCGCTGCAGGGCCTCCAGGGCCAGGCCAAGAACGCCGCGATGGGCTTCAACAACCTCAAGGGTGCGGTGGGTGGCTTTGCCACGGCGATCGCCGGCAGCGCCATTGTGGCTGGCCTGGGAGCCATTGTGAAGAAGTCGATCGACGCAGGTGATGAGCTGTTCAACCTGCAGGCCAAGACTGGCCTGGCCGCCAACTCACTGATCGGCATCGGCAACGCTGCCAAACTGGCCGACGTGGACATGGGCACCCTGGGAAAAGGGCTGACCAAGCTTAACGTGAACTTAGTCAAGGCAGCTGAGGGCAACGAAGAACTAGCGCGGAAGTTTCAGGCGCTGGGCATCAACGTTAAGAACGCCAATGGCCAGGTGGTGCCGGCTGATAAGGCACTGAAGCAGATCGCCGATCGCTTTGCCGACATGCCGGACGGTGCCCAGAAGGCGGCCGCAGCGGTGGCATTGTTTGGCAAGTCCGGCACCGAGCTGATCCCGCTGCTGAACGAAGGCGCGGCCAGCATGGAAAAGTTCACCTACAAGGTGAGCGAGGATTTTGCGGCGCGTTCGGATCTGTTCAACGACACGATCACCGAACTCAGCATCAAGACGCAGGGCTTTGGGCTGGAGCTCACTGACGCGCTACTGCCGGCGTTGCAGTCGATCCTCGAGGTATTTGCCGATCTGTTCGACACCGATCAAGATTGGACGGCGCTGTTCAAAGTCATCGAAGGCGTGATCCGCGGCCTTGCCGTTGCGATTTACACCGTGGTCAAAGCGGTGGACATCTTGATCAAAAATATAGTTGCAGCAGCGCAGGCAGCAAGTCAGGCATTTGCTGGCGACTTTGCCGGTGCATTTAATACCATTACCAAACGCGCAACTAGTGGATTTGCAGAAGCGCAGGAGGCTATCAAAGACCTCAACAAGCTAGCCTTTGGATCAGCGGCTTCACCCGGCACAGGTCGGCGCACGGGCGGACGCAACATCGAGCTTGACACCAGCGCAGCCGATGCGAAAGCGGCAGCAGAAGCCAAGAGGCGAGCAGCTGAACAGGAACGGCTCCTGGAGAAACGCGCCAACTTGACCAAACAAGCAATCGACTTGCAAGAGAAATTACGTAGAAGCGTTGAAGATGTTACATCAGCATACATGGAAGTAGGCGCGTCACCTATTGAGCAACTGCTTATAGATCGCAGCAAGGCGATCACTGATAACAACAGGCAAATAGACGATCTTACTGCTAGCGTTGTAGAGCTTTCCCGTGAAGTGAATAAGGCTGGCGGATCGCTAGACGTTAAACCGTTTGCGGATTTGATTGATAGTCTATCGGCCGCAAATGTAGCGTTAGCAGATAAAACCTACCGGGAAGATTTCGCAGAGCTATACGCCAGTCAAGGCGAAGCAATCGACAGGGCCACTGAGTCGGTTTACGACAATGCTCGTGCGTTGCAATACAACAACGATGTCATGGGTGGCTTGAAGGATGGGCTGAGTGGTTACATCGAGCAGATCGGTACCATGCGTGATGCTCTGTCTAATCTCGGTCAACAAGCCTTCAAAGGAATCGAAGATGCGCTGGTTTCGCTGGCGACCACTGGCACCGCAAACTTTCGTGATTTTGCAATCAGCATCCTTGAGGCAACCTCACGGATGATTATTCAACAGCTAGTCCTTAAGCAAATTATGCAGGCGATTGGCGCAATCGGCGGCGGTGGCGGCGGTTTGCTTGCAGGTGGCGGCGGTAGTTTTACGCAGTTCAACGCCAGCAGTGTTGGCTTCAATCCTCTAGCGTTCTCGGGGATTTCGTTTGCCAACGGCGGCATCATGACCGGTGATGGTCCGATGCCTCTCATGAAGTACGCATCAGGTGGCATCGCTAGTTCTCCCCAGCTGGCGATGTTTGGCGAAGGCTCAAGGCCTGAGGCCTTTGTGCCTCTTCCTGATGGCCGGCGCATCCCCGTGGCGATGCAAGGCGGCGGTTCTAGCACAACGGTCAACGTGAGCGTGGACGCAAAGGGCACCAGCGTCTCCGGTGATGGTGGCAACAGTGCTGCATTGGGCAAAGCGATTGCTGCTAGCGTGCAGGCTGAACTGGTCAAGCAAAAGCGTCCTGGAGGATTGTTGGCCTGATGGCAACCTTTACCTACACACCCAGTTTCGAAGCAACGGAAGCAAGCAAGCCGCGTGTCTCCAAGATTCAGTATGGCGATGGCTATGAAATGCGCGCAACATTTGGATTGAACACTGATCCAAAGGAATGGACGCTCACCTTTTCAGAACGCACTGATACGGAACGCGACAATATCCTTACATTTTTGGAGGCGCGCAACGCAGTCGAAAGTTTTGACTGGACACCACCGCGTGGCAGCGCAGGCAAGTATGTTTGCGAGGAGTGGCAGGTGACACTGCGGTCGTGTAACTTCAACACAATCCAAACCAAGTTTCGGGAAGTGTACGAACCCTAATGGCATACACAGCGTGGGCCAGTGCTACTAGCTATGCGGTTGGCGCCATTGTTCGCGCCAGTACGGTGCAGGACTTTGGGCTGGTGTTTAAATGCACAACGGCTGGCACATCAGGCGCCACGCAACCGGCATGGCCAACGCTGATTGATGGCACGGTTGTTGATGGTAGCGTTACCTGGACAGCAATCAGCGCGGTCTATGAAGACCTCAGCGTGCTGGCACCTAATGCCATCAT